AGCAAGTTTAGCTCCAACTCCACCGGACCCTTGGGGGCCCGGCGGAGATGCCATAGCCAAAAGTCTCGATGTGCTCAGACAAGTCTCCAGGATTTACGGGTTCAAGGGGGAGTGGAACTCTGACTCTACTGCGGATCATTGGGTCCGGATGGCAGATGCTTGCGGTGGCAACGGTATGAAAGTCGTCAAATACAAATTGGCGGCATTCTTCGCGTTCCATACGCAACAGCCTCTCCCTCTGGATCCGTGTCCACAAGTAGAAGATCGACCACACCAACTGGTGGGTGGGCGACTGGGAAGATTCCTCAAACTGAAGATGGCTAAACCGATGTCGGTCGAGAAGCTCTCCATCTTGGCCTCTATAAAACAGGCCAAGAAGGGGATGCCTCGACCCACAAAGGGAGCACTTCGACAGAAAGAGGAGGAATTCGCCCGTCAAATTACCACCAAACCCCCGTCTGAACCCGAAGGTGGCTGGGTAAGCAGCACAAATCTGATAGGTCCCATGGTCAATGAAGACCAAGAGGAGCCCATGCAAATCTCTCGTACCGAACTCGAGAAGGAACTCAAGAGGACGGTCGACGAGCTCTTCACTATTGTCGTCAAAGACGCCAAAGGGAATATACTCGAAAGGAGAGATAGTGCGCTCACGGTCGAGGAGAGACTCCTCGCCGTCTTCCCATCCACCAGCGCCAACTACATCCGCTCCCGGAAGGGAGGGGGAGCCGTTGGTGCAATCCTGGAACACCCCAATCTCCTCGAGGGCTTGAGGAGACCGGGGGGATACGAGTCCGTTGAGACAAATCCAAACCAGCCACGCGGAGAGGCCGTAAATGAAGAACACAGAAGCAACGAAGAGTGGATAGTAAAACCTTGGATACAACCCGGATACAAAGAGGCCTACCAGACATTCTGGCTGAGACTTCTTAAAGAGGCATCGGTCGAGGAACCGCTCGTAGAGCCGGTTGCCCTGGCTGAAGCCCTCAAGATCCGAGTGATAACCAAGGGACCACCATTCACTCAGACCCTCCTTGAAAGCCTGAGACGCCGTATGCATGACACTCTGAGACATCATCCCGCCTTCCAATTGGTCGGCAAGACGTGTACAGAAGAGTATCTGATGGATCGTCTCGGGAGAGAACTTGGCCCGAAACAGGCGTTCCTGAGTGGAGACTACGAGTCTGCCACCGATCTGCTGTACAGCTGGGTCAGTGAGACAATCGCTGAGCGAGTGTCTGACCGACTCCATCTGTACCCAGTAGAGCGGCGGAAATTTCTCGAGGCTCTGACCGGACACCTGATAGAGGTCAAGAACGAACAAGGGGAGGCTGAAATTCGTCGCCAAACAAGGGGACAACTCATGGGGAGTAGAGTCAGTTTTCCGGTTCTGTGCATCGCTGTTGGTTGTGTCGCGAGACTCGCCTGCGAGAAAGATCAACGCAGGAAGATCCCACTTCACGACGCCCCCATCGCCATTAATGGCGACGACAACGCTACCAAATGCACAGACAGAGGCCGCCGTTGGTGGTGGCTGATATCCCATGCCATGGGTCTGAGAGAGAGTGTCGGGAAAACCTATTTCTCGAGAGAATTTGTGGAGATCAACTCCACGATCTTCCGATATAATAGAGACTCCCCACGCTCCTTCCTGGACTTTCGGCAATTGGACAGGGCCATCATACGACGACAACAGCCGTTTGAACAGGTACGGTACGTCAATATGGGCCTCCTCAACGGAATGAAACGATCCGGTGGGGAAGTCACCCTGCGGGGGCGACAAGGTCCAGAAAACGATCTCGGTACCAGATACCGGAAACTCCTCGAGCTGAGTCCCAAGGAACTTCATGGAGAACTGCACAGGGTATTCGTCCTTCAACACGAGACACAACTGAACGCCTATGGAGGCGTTCCATGGGCGATGCCGACCTGGATAGGAGGGGTCGGCCTCATCGGGGTCCTCGAACCCAGCGAGAAAGACTTGCGTATAGCACGCAATATTCTCTTGAACTGGAAACAAAGACGACCTCGAGACGTAGGGGCTCGCCTCGACGTACCATGGAAGGTCTGGGAGCTCGCCTCTCAGCGAGTACCAGATCCAGAGTATACAAGTGAGAAGGACAGCAAAGGTGGTCGGGTTTACGAGAACCTGATGGCGCAGATGTGTGTTAACCTTCTCTTTGACTCCACAGTGCAATTGAAGGACCTTCATCCCGAAGGGGAGGATGATCCAACAATCCTGGATACTAAAACCCAGGAAAAGGCAAGTGAACTCAAAAAGATACTTAACCACAACCGCAGAATCTGGGACCCAAAAGGGTATCCTATGGGCTTAGGACCGCCTATAGAACCTCGCCGACTTATTTCGCAGTCGGTTTACCCTACCTACCACAGGAATACCGTCTCCAACGACCTCACTGACAGAATCCGCGAGGCTGGAATGGACTAGGCTAATAGGGGCTTCCACGACACAGAAGTCGTCGTCAACAGCTCTTTGAGATATAGAGGATGGGTTGGCCAGTCCTACTTCTCCCGAGGATTCCTTCACCTCAGGATTTTGGGGGCACTTCAACCTCAATAACTCAAGAGCTGCAATGACAACTTCCGCAACGCTACTCGCAATATGCAGAATAGCGGACATGGAAGCGG